CCGCCGACCCACTCCACACCCCGGTCGACAATGATCCGAATCGGGTCCGGCTCCGCCGCTTGACCCGAACGAGTCAACACCGCATCCTCACCGAATTGGTCAAACAAGGCGGCGTCCATCGACGCCACCCCCGCATCCCAAGCCATTACTTCTTGGTCGACGCTTTAGGCTTCGGCGCGTCTTTCACTTCAGCGCCCTCGTCCGCTGGCTTTGCCGCGCCTGCATGAATTAACGCCATCGCCACATCCTGACCCAACTCTTTCACATCGCCTGCATTGCCCGTTTCACCAGGACCAATCACCGTTCCGCGTAAAATTTCCACTTTCATGCTCAATACTCCGCATTGATAAACCAATAACCCACAAAAAAGGGCGGAACCCCGCCCTTTTCATTCACTCAGAAAGGCTTACACAGCTTTCACAAACTGCTCGGCACGACGCACCACCACATCAGCCAATTGGTGACACCCAATGTCCAATCCGCCCGTCTTCACATTGCGGTCCGGGATCAACTCCACCATGCCCCAAGTGCCGATCATGACCTGACTGTAATCACCAAACACCGACGCCTTTGCCGGAAGCTGGCTCGACTTGTACGGTGTATAGCCGTTACAGTCGTTCCCTTCGATCACAAAGCGACCGCTGCCCGCGTCTTTCTTGGCGGTCTTCAGCGCCGAATGAATGCCTGGACGGAAGGCATACGCCAACTGCCCCGAAAGCCCTTCCACGTCATCCAACAAACCTTCCATCTGGACGATCTCTTCCCAGGTTGGCACCTTGCCCGTGGTATCCGCTAAGGTCAGGGTTTGCACACCCGCCGTATTCAACAGACCCAATGGCTGATTGCTTGCCCCGGAGCCATTAAACGCGGCGTGGTCAATCGCCAGCGCAATGCCTTCCAGCATGTCAGAACGGACCAACTGCTCAATCGCCGGGTTAGATTGACGCATCAACTCAAAGGTCAACGGCACCGTGCCGCCTACATGCTTCGGCGATAACGTCACATTACCCACCGTCACATCCGACGCGGACGCGTCCGCGCCTTCCGCCATCCAACCAAAACTGGCATTGGCCGTTTTCTTAGGAATCGACACATTGCCGTTCAAACCAGACAGGAAGCGGGCACCCAAGCGACCCATCAAGGTCGACGCACGCAAGGTATCAATAAACTGACTGGCCAGATGCGCCGTACCGATCAGACCGGCACCGCCCGTCGTGTCGGCACGTTTGCCATCCCCCAGGATCGACATAGGCACCATCACACCGCCACGAATGCCCCCGCCTTCACGCTGGGCAATTCGGCCCAATTCTTGCGACATTTCACGCTCAAACCCAGCATCGGACCAGTCGCCGGTCAATTGCGCATTTAAGGCACGCACCAACGAGTAGTCACCGTCGTGACGTTCCAGCATGTCCTGACTGGCCACCGCAGCGGCCGGGGCCGGTTGCTGGGACGCAATGTCGAACGCCTCCGAACGGAACTGGTCCAACGTCATGCCACCGGCAATGGCTTTCGCTTCCAGCTCGGTTAAATCAAACGGCGCACTGCGCGCCGCTTGGGTAATGTCGGCAATACGCTGACGCTCTTCGGCGCGCACGTCGTCGACGTTAATCACCGCCGGGGCAGCACCGCCCGCTGGTGTGGTTTGATTGCGTTCGCCATCGGCTGGCGCTTGAATAGGATCTGGCATCTGCTCACTTCCTTCTGTTAATTCGTTTAGGTTGTTGTCTTCGCTGTCTGCGCTGCGCCCCACACCCACCGTGGCGTCCGCTGGCACAGATACAAAGGAAATTTCTGTCGGCGTGTATTTCGTAATCAAGAACGTATCAGGCTCGCCGTCTTCGCCTCGGACTTGCTCAAAATCGTGAATCAGATAATGGAAACTGACCAAGGTGCGAATGCCATCTTTAACGTCCTGAAATTCTTCTTCGGCGCGTGGATTGCGACTGAATCGCAACAGCGCTCGGCCCTTTCGGTCGGCATCCACCCGTGCGGACTCCACGACACCCACCTGGAGGCTGCGATCATGATCCACCAACACCGCGCCGCCATTGTTCAATCGATCCAATTGCATGGCACCGGGGCTGTGGTCCAGCACCTCCATCCCAAAGCCACGCGCCACCGGGGTCTCAGAGGAAAACGCCACTTCCACCGTGCGCGCCTCATCATCAATGGCCCGCTGGCCATCAATCACCAGCGACCGCTCTAATCGCTCACCCTTCTTTAGCTGCATCGGCATCGTCGCTCACTCCCGTGTTATCCAATACCTGCTGGGGCGTTATCTGTAACTCCGCCAGCCGTTTGTTTTCTTCGGCGATTTCGTCGAACACCTCGTCCGGGTCGTTGCCTTGCTCCCGGATGATTTGTGATAACGAAATCACCTTCATGTCGTACAAAATCTTTTTGCCGTTGGCGTCTTTTTGTGGGTCGACCCAATCCCAACGGCGACCGACAAACTCCATCGGCAAGTAATACTCAAAACCCCGCGACATCGGCCTACCGCCAATGGTCAGACGCTGCGCCCAATACTCCAGCGCTAACCAGGACCGAAACAGCGGCTTAATCAGGTTTCGAATCAGCCAGGCTTGAATGGTTTTGTAATACTCCCGAGTTTCTAACTGACCCACCCGCGCACTGGAGTAATTCACGCTGCCCAGGTCATTGCCTAACACCGGGTAATCAACGTTCATCCCCGCTGCAATGCCTTGTAAGGCGCGATTGACAAAGCCCTGAAATTCACCCGCAGGATAACTCGGATCAAAGGCTTGGAAATTCAATCGCCCAATGTTCTCAAAGGTGCCCGCCTCGGCGTTGATGGTCATGTTCTCGCCATCATCCCCGGAGAACTGTTCGTCCTCCGACGAGGTAAAAAAGCCCATCTTGGCGGCCCCGATTCGAGCGGCGGTTAATGCGGCCTCCTCGTAACGCCCTAACTGGAACAAACGATTCAGGGACACCGCAATCCAGGGAATGCCGCGCTTTTGCCCGACGTACAATTTTCGGAACACATGACGAATGTGTTCGGCCGGAATGCGGGTTCGAGGAATCTGCGCACTGGCCTGATCCCCTTGGCCGGGATGGCCTTGCTCGTATCGGTCATTGACGTGGTACGCCACCGGCTCCAGATCGGCGTCGTATTCAATACCCATCATCACCAGGTTACTCTCGCGCTTATCGTTGTATTCCACATCGATGCGCACCGGGTCGATCAGTTCAGGCCGGACCGTACCCTGGCGGGTGGTCCGCATATACACAAAGGCTTCACCATCGGTGACCAGGCTGGCCATGATCAGCTCGCACAACTCCACCAAACTGGTGTCGTCCGAGAAATCCTGCCACGCCCGCTGAATCACCTGACGGGCCGGACGGTCGACGTTGCCGTTTCGGTCCACCACTTTGGAACGCGCCTTAAAGCCATTAGCCCCCACCACGTTGCCGGTCAACATTTGCACCAGGCGCATCACGTAATCGTTATTGCGTAACTGGTGACGCGCCCGGGCACGCAAGGTCGGCAACTGCGAGTACACCACCTGATCGGCGGTGTAGCTGGACGAGTCCCAGGATTGCGTCAGGCGGTGCTCCATGCCCCCCTCAAACATACGTTGACCCTCACGAATGGCCATCCGCTGCACTTGCGGGCGCGCTTTTTTAACCGCTTCTGTCATCCGATCACCCTCACGGTGGTGGTATAGGTGCCGCTGTCGATGCGCTCCAGCTTGACCAGCTCGGCGTCGTAACGAACGCGCAACCGCTCCAACTCTTCCGGGCTGTAACGCTGCACGCTGCGACCGTTAAACGTCATCGCCTGACCTTGATCAAAATTGCCCGCCTGGGCCGCTTCAATCTTGGTCAACGCCGCCTCTAGCCAGGCTTTACGGCTGGTTTGTCGTGGTGTTAATGGCATCTAAAACCCTTTCATTTTGGTGCGCTGACGCGGCCGTTTTGGTTTCTCGGCAACGTCCGTCACCGGCACCGCCAACGCCTTGGCCAACGCCTGATAATTTGGATTCAACAATTCACGGGCAGCGGTGTTGTACACCGTCAAATCAAACGCCTCGTTGCGCTTGCGCAGCTTGACCCATTCCTGTTTGGCGTAGCCTTTGTGGAATTTGGTACGGCGCTCTTCGGCGGTTAACTGTTTGAAAAATTCTTCATCAAAGCGATCATCCACCGGGTAATGGCAGTAGCCCGGCCCAGGCTCCAGCAAATTCAACTGCGCCATCACCAGCTCTTTGACCGTATCCACCCCGACGCTGAACAGCTTGATCTTGCCCTTGTTCGACGTGGACGGACGGGACACCACCGGCTGACCCACGCCCGATTTCCCCTTAATGGCGTAAATGCGGCGACCCTCACGCGGGCGCACAAAGTCGTACACTTGTTGGGTAAAGTGCCCGCCGGAATCGATCACCGCACAGGCAATGCGCAGCGTGTGCCCGGATTCGTGGAGATAGGTTTGCTGCAACGCCTGATCTAACTCGGCCCAAATGTCCGGCTTGGCCAAATCGCCATAGAGGACCTTAAAATCCACCGCAAAGCGTTCGTGCCCTTCGGCCCACCCTTCGACCAATAACTCCAGGCGGTCGTCCTGAACGTCCACCGAACAGGTCAACACAACCGCCGCTTGCGGCACGGGGGCGGCGTAATGCTCACGGCGACGGAACAATTCGTCCGACTCCAGGCGTTCGCCTTGCTCTTCCCAGCATTCTCCGAGAATTGTATTCAC